TCAAATACGAAACTAAAAATTCTGATCGCGATCCTGCAAATAATAAAGATTCGATTGACAATCTTGATATTATTACAGACTTTGATATGCTCAATTCTATTTCGAATGGAGCATTTTCTTCTCGATTAATGGCGATTGATATTTTTACGCAATCATATCAATATCATGATTATAATCTAACAACTGCAGAATCTCAACAGAATCTTTTAAATAAATTTAAACCAGTAAATAGTTTTAAGAACTCGAAGAATCAAACACTCTTTGAGGCGAATGATTCTTTCTTTAGAACAAATTTATCAATTAATGATACAGCATCAGAGAAAAGCAACGATATAAAATATTGGTTGTTACCAAGAGCCATGCATATGGTTATGCTGAATCACTTTAGAATTAGAGTGACTGTTCCTGGTGACATCGAGATTAAAGCAGGTGATATTGTAGAATACGAATTCCCAATGTTTGAGTCTGCAAATCCTGCAGGCAAGAAATTAGATAAAATGCGCACTAGTAAATATATTGTTGCTGCAGTCAATCATAAGTTTTCTGAAGACGTTTTCGAAAGTATTCTAGAACTCGTTTCCGACTCATTTGCTGAACAGGTTCCAGGAGCAAAAGAAGGATTAAATAGATTAGTGAAAAAGGGTAAATAATGCCAGGCGCGAAAAAGAATTTTATTGGACTTGAGGGTTTTATCTGGTGGATTGGGATCGTAGAAGATCGCAATGATCCAGAGAAACTTGGTCGTGTTCGAGTTCGTTGTTTCGGCTGGCACACTGAAAAGAAAGAAAAGATTCCGACTGATGCACTGCCATGGGCGCATCCTGTTATTCCAATCAATAGCCCCAACTCATATACACCGAAAGAAGGTGATATGGTTTTTGGTTTCTTTATTGATGGAGATAATGCGCAAAATCCAGCAATCATGGGTGTTCTTCCAGGAAAGCCTGATAAGAAACCAAACTATCAAACAGGCTTCAGTGATCCTGGAACCACAGTCAGCAGTCGCCCTAAAAAACCAAATGATGCTGCAGAACAATATCCAAAATCAAAGTATCTAAAAGAACCGACAACTAATCGATTGAGTCGAGGAAAACCAGAAGGCACAGTCATTGAAACAAGAAAGAAGAATCTCAAGAAAGGAGTTAAATCTGCTGGTGGAGTTTCTTGGAGCGAGCCAGCACCAGCATATGCTGCAAAGTATCCATACAATAATGCATTAGAAACAGAATCGGGTCATGCATTCGAATTTGACGATACACCTGGAAAAGAACGTATACATTGGGCTCATCGAAATGGATCATTTATCGAAATTGATAGTGCAGGCAATCGAGTAGAACGAGTACAAAAAGATAATTACACTGTCATTATGGGAAGCGATTATATTTACATCAAAGGTAAGGCTTCTATCACAGTTGACGGTGACTTCAATATGAAAACTTCGACAATTAATATCGAAGCCAAAGCAATCAATATGGCTGCTGATGGTGATGTTCGAATTAAGGGTCGCTCAGTTAAGATTGAATCTACTAGTGCAATGGATTTAAAGGCTGGTGGGTCTGGAAACTTCACTTCTGGTGGCAAACTTTCGCTTAAAGGCGCGACAGCAGCTCTTGCTGGTGCTACTGTCGATATTCCTGCAGGTAAGATTGGTCTTCAGTCTGGTTCTGCGTCAAGTGCATCTGGAACTGGATTGAAAGGTGGTGGTTCAACACCATCTGCTGAAGAAATGAGCGAAGCAGCAAACTCAGCAGCAAATGTTGCATCTGGCGGAGTTGCATCAGAAAGTCTCGATGAAGTTGCTGTTACAAGCAAAAAGATTCCTGTACCTGACGGATCTAAGATTGGTAAGGTTCTAGAAGGCGTCACTTCTACTGTGTCAAACGTATTCACCGAAGTTAAGAATACTGCTGATGGATTATTAAAAGACTTTGCTGCAAATATTCCTCTCGGAGAATTAGCAGATAAAACATTCTCATTTGAAGGTATGATTAATGACAGTAAGGGTTCGATTCTAGGATTGAAAGATGATCTTAAGAATACACTTTTAAATAAGATTGATCAGGTTGCAACAGAAGCAATCAATAGAAATATCGATTTTAATCCTGATTCTGATATACAAAATGCAATCGCGTCTACAGCAGTAAGAGTGGTAGAAAATAAACTCGCAAAAAGAGTTTATCCAAAAACTGAGAGTTATAAAGAAGAAACTGGAGAAGGGTGATGGGATTTGTAACAAAGGCAGAAGCATATATCATATCGGAACTTAAATCGACTGTAATGGACCGACTTCATATGGGCGGATCTTTCTTGCAGCAGGTCCCGACCGTGACTGTTGGGGGACTTCCTGTTGCAATTAGAGAAGGCGGTGGGATCGGTGCATTAGGTGGGCAGCTAGGCGGTGTAATTAGTCAAATTCAAGGAGCCGCAGGTCAGTTATCTGCTCTTGTAGAAAACCCAATGGGCGCGATTCAAGGCGCAATTGGAGATAAATTAACTGGAATTGCATCTGAACTCGGAGGTGGAGCTCTTACATCAGCTCTCTCTGGTGGGCAATTGTCATCTCTTACTACTGCTCTAGGCAGTGTTCAATCTGCTCTAACGAGTTTCGAGGACCACACAAATAGACTATCTGGCATTTCAAATTCAATAAGTGATACAGTTCCAGATCTAAAGAAGTTAATGGACACTGGAAACACACTCAAGAGTCTAGGCGCTAAAACCTCTAGCGAGTTTCTAGAATCGACTGCTTCTGCTCTATTTTCAGACAACAAACTAGAAAAACTTCGTGATAATTTACAAAACACTGTAATGGAAAAGTTAGATTTGATTAAAACATTAGACCCCGTTGCAGATGCAGCTCAGATAGATCAGATCGTAACCGATACGGTGATACTACTAAATAATCAACAAGCAACACTTGATGATATTCGAATCACAGATGAGGGCAACTTTGCAAACTCTGTAAGTATGGTAGATTATGCTACCTCTGCAGTCGGACTTGCATCGCAATTCTCTGATACTGAGAGTGTAACTTATACATTGTTTAATCGTGTCGGTAAAAGCGAAATTGTAGATTCTTTAACAACAGCGATAGATAACTCAACACAAGAATGAGCCTAATTGTTAGCAAATATTCTGATTTTGATTTGGATTTCGTAGCACATCCAGTTACGAAAGACATCACAAAAAAGTTAAACGAGAACGCGATTGCACAATCCATTCGCAATCTACTTCTCACAGCTCACTACGAGAGACCATTTAAACCCGATCTTGGATCAAACTTGAGAAAGTTTTTGTTCGAACCGATCGATAATGTTACAACCTCTCTCATTCAGGATTCTATTTTTCTTACTTTAAAGAACTATGAGCCAAGAATAGAAATACAAGAAGTTGTTGCTTCGCCGAATTATGATGACAATCGTTATGATATTACAATATCCTTCTTTATCAGAAATTCGACAGAACCTCTTACAATCACATTCTTCTTAGAAAGAGTACGCTAAATGGCAAATTCAGATGCAAAACTCAAAGTTGCAGAACTCGACTTTGATACAATTAGAGATAATCTAAAGCAATATCTAAAGTCGCAGTCAGAGTTTAGCGATTACAACTTTGAAGGATCTGGTATGGCAGTGCTTCTAGATCTTTTATCATATAACACTCATTACATGGGCTACTATTTAAATATGGTTGCCAATGAGATGTTTATCGATACAGCACTTACTCGTCAGTCAGTTGTTTCTCACGCAAAACTTCTCGGATATACTCCACGTTCTCGCGTTGCTGCAAGAGCTGCAGTTGATTTGTTGATCACTCCAGTTGAGAATGATTCAAACTCTAGAGTTCTAATTCCTAGATTTACTCGTTTTGTTTCTGAGACAAAAGATGGTGCAAATTATATTTTTGTGACACCGTCAAGTAGAGTTGCAACTAAAAATTCTTCGACGGGATTATTTGAACTTGAAAACTTAGAATTGAAGGAAGGACAACCAATAGGTTTTACTTTCACATACGACGCGCAAACGAATCCAAAACAATATTTCGAAATCCCCGATTCAAACATCGACACTTCCACATTACAAGTTTCAGTGCAAGTGTCAGCAGAAAATGCAAATCAAGAAACATATATTCTCTCAGAAGATGCAACAAATGTTGATAGTGATGCTCGAGTCTTTTATCTTGAAGAAAATAAGAACGGCAAGTATCAAATCTATTTTGGTGATGGTGTAATTGGAAAACAACTCACTGATGGAAACATTGTAGTTTTATCATATATTGTTACTAGTGGTGTAAATGCAAATGGATTAAGAACTTTTAAACTTTTAGACACACTATTGGCAGGAAATACATCAACTGCAATAACTCTTGTAAATGAATCATCTTCTGGAGCCGCAGCAGAAACAATCGATAAGATTCGTTTTACTGCACCAAAGGCATACATCTCTCAAAATCGTGCGGTCACAAAGAATGACTATATCGCATTGATCAATCGCGATTATCCATATTTTGATGCAGTCAATGTTTGGGGTGGCGAAGAAAATTCTCCTCCAGTATATGGTAAAGTTTTCTTCTCAGCAAAGCCACTTGGTGGTTATGAAATTACTGCTACTGAGATAGAGCATGTAAAGAAAAGTATTCTTAAACCATTTAGTGTGTTGACAGTAACGCCAGAATATGTTCCAGCTGATTACAATTATGTCAACGTAAAGGCTGAGGTTTGGTTTGATCCAACAAAAACAAATAGAACCACAGAAGAAGTTAATGCTGCAGTCATATCTGCAATAAGAGGGTTTGCAACCACAAATTTAAGCAACTTCAATTCTATCTTTAGAATTTCGCAAATCTCTCGTGCAATTGATGATAGTGATAATTCTATAGTAAGTAATGATGTGTTTGTCTCTCTTGAAAAACGTTTCTTTGCAGACAGCACAAAACGA